GCGTGCGACAAATTCATTGCCGCACCACTTACATTTTTTGATGATTTCAATATTACTGCTCATATTCGTTTTATTGGTGGTTATTTCGCCAGTTATTTCGCCGAAAGTGTCTCATCGCGTCTCACTGCGTCTCATGGTGTCTCAAAAGTCCACGACCTTGCGACACGATGTGACGGGATTGACCGACTTGCTACAAATCGGGTACAAAAACACAGGTAAAAAGGGGTGAAAAGCGGTTATATTACAGTATAGGCATGAAAAAAGTCGCCCGATAATGAGCGACTTTTCAATGTTTTACACCAGATTGCACCAGTTGTCACCAATAGGCTACTTGCCGATGCAAAACCGGCTGAATATAGTTGATAGGACTTCTGTCGGAGTAATTTCTCCCGTTATTGATGAGAGGTAGTGGATAGTCGCGCGGAGGTCTTGTGCTATGAGGTCGGCGGGGAGTCCTGCGTCTATAGCTTGAGATACAGCAGATGCCGCATCGGCGGCGTTGCGGAGAGCCTCGGCGTGACGAGCGTTTGTCACAATGACATCGTTCTCGGAGTCGGGAACCTGAGTCTCTATGTGGTAGAGTATAGCCTCGCACAGAGAGGCGAGTGTCGTGCGCTCTTTGGCAGAAATGGTGAGTAGGGTAGCGGAGGGGAACGCTTCTGCTAGTGTCTTTGCAGTCTCGGTGGCTTCGGTCGGTGCTATATCGGCCTTGTTGACTGCTATTATGACATCAGATTGGGCTATGCCATCAAGACTGTTCCATATGTTGGCGACGTCGGTGGCGGCAAGCGGGTCTACCATGTAGATGACCACAGATGCACTCCGGGCCGCCGCTTGTGAGCGCTCGATGCCGATGTTCTCGATTGTGTCGGTAGTCGTGCGCAGGCCTGCCGTGTCGCGAAAGCGGATAAGGTAGGGGCCTATCTCAATGGTGTCTTCCACGATGTCGCGTGTGGTGCCGTGTATGTCGCTCACAATGGCGCGCTCGTCATTGAGCAGAGCATTCAATAGCGACGATTTGCCGGCGTTGGTAGGGCCTATGATAGCCACCGGGATACCGTCCTTTATGTTTGCCCCCGCCTTGTAGCTGTCGGCAAGGCGCGATAGCTGTATATGGATAGAGGATGCCAGCTCGTTCAGCCTCGTGCGTGAGGCAAACTCCAGGTCCTCTTCCGAGAAGTCAAGTTCAAGCTCCAGAAGTGCGGTCAGGTCTACCAGTTCGGCACGCAGACCGGCTATGTGCTTTGAATACTCGCCTCTGAGCTGACTCATTGCAAGCCTGTGTGCCGCCTGCGACGAGGCTGCTATCACGTCGGCTACCGCTTCGGCTTCGGCGAGGTCGAGATGCCCGGTAGTGTATGCGCGTCTGGTAAATTCGCCGGGGAGGGCAAGCCGGGCGCCTTGGCTTTGCAGAATGGTGAGCACTCGCCGTTGTATCCACCGTGAGCCGTGTATACTGAGTTCTACGGTATCGTCGCCGGTGAATGAGTGAGGCCCGCGGAATATTGTAGCAACAGCCTGGTCTATAACCTCGTCGGTGTCGGGGTCGTTTATGAGGCCAAGATGTGCGGTATGTGTTGTGGCTGCGGCTATACTTTTCCCTTTCCATACCTTGTCGGTAATGGCGAAAGCATCGCGGCCGCTCATGCGTATAACGGCTATACCACCCGTTCCTGCGGGGGTGGATATAGCGCAGATAGTATCTTCAGAGTTGTATATCAATGATGTCTGCATAGTTCTCTTGTCAACGTTTGCGTCGGTTCCAGTCTCGGAAATTCGCCTGTTGCTCGACGGTGTCTTCAATGGCGTCGGGCAGACATGCAAAGAAGTCGAAGCCCGTGACAGCCTCTACCTGGTCTACCGATACAGTGAGACTCTCCAGCCCGTCGATATGCTCTGCGTTAGGCATTATAAATGCTATTGCCCGCGGAGGATTGGCAAATGGCGCGTAAATAACTTTGAAAAAACGCTCTGGAACCGATACTCCGTTAGGCCCTATCGTCCGTGTGAGTTCGTCGCTCAGTATCGGGCCTGTTATTATTATCAGAGCGCTGTCGCGTACGGCCCATTGGCGGCATTTCTGTTCGAGGGTCGACCAGCGACCACCGTTGAGCTGTCGGGTCTGCGGACACATGTTTGTCAGGTAGTGCGAGTCGCTCATGGCCTGTGTGCTCCATTTCATATCGCCGGCAGGAGCCATGTGGCCGCGGTCGAAGCCCGAGTTGCGGTAGTCGTCGAGGGTAGGGCAGCCATATACGTCTTTGTCGGCCTTGAATTTGCTGTCACGAGGCTCGGTGCCGTTGGCTTCATCTCCGGTAAGCTCCCACACCACATAGTTAGGCACGTGGTGCAAGGGGTTGAATGACACCTTGAAGCCCGTATATTCTTTGATTATTTCGGGCAGTTCATCGGGTACGGCAACCTCTTGTAGGCATGCCGTATCGGCCGACGGTGTCTGCAATGCGTCTGCCTCTTCTGAGCTGTATGCAATAAATGCGGAGAGCAGAGCCGCGCCAGCAAGCACGGCCAGATATGCGAGGTTGTAATTCTTTTTTTTGTGGCGTTTGGCGCGCCTGTTGTTGTATGCTCTTGCGTTTTTAGCCATTGATTTCATAGAGTTTACGCAGGGCGCTCCCCAGTGAGGAAATCTGCGTGGGTGTGATGTTTGCCGACAGGCTCAGACGCAGACGGTCGGTGCCGGGCGGAACGGTCGGGGTGCGGATTGGCAGCACTGTAAATCCTTCTTCGGCAAGCTGGTGCGAAAGCTGTACGGCGCGTTGCGGAGTGCCGCATATTACTCCTTGGATATGACTCACATAGCCCTTGGCGCCTATGGTCAGCAACTCATCGGCCAAAATTTGCGATAGTCTGCGCAGCTGTTCTCGTTCGGCTTCCATGCCGAGGCTTTTTTCGAAAATATATTGGCTCCACTTCACGCACAACGGAGGCAATGCCGTGGAGAAGATAAGACTTCGAGCTTTGTTTACCATAAAACTGCGCAGCGGACTTTTAAGCGTGGCGTATGCTCCCGTCGAGGCCAGCGCTTTGCCAAGGGTACCTACAATAATGTCGATATCGTCATACGATGATGATGCCATGCACATACCGAGACCGCCGGGGCCTTCGACACCTACAGCATGGGCTTCGTCGATGTAGAGTATCGAGTCCTGATAACGGCGTTTTATTTCTGCCAGAGCATCGATGTCAGCCCGGTCGCCGTCCATGCTGTACACACTTTCGGCTATTATTATCAGCTTATAGCCATCTCTCGAAGTCTTTTCCGCCAGTCGGGCGAGATGCCCGTAGTCGTTGTGGCGGAAGCGTGCGAACGGCAGTCCCGAGAGCCTGATGCCGTCGATTATGCTTGCGTGCACAAGCTTGTCGGCGAGGATGTAATAGCCTGAGCCTGCAAATGCACTCGTTATGCCCGTATTGGCATGATAGCCGCTGTTGAACAGAAGAGCATCGCGGCCTGCGTATGCCTCTTTAAGACATCGCTCGAAAGCCGTGAATGCAGATTGTCGTCCGGCAAGCAGGCGGGATGCCGAGGCACTCATCTGAATGTCATCGGGTCGGAGCGTCGCGAAAAAGCCGTCCCGCAAATCCGTACGGACGGACAGCCCGAGATAATCGTTGGAGCTGAAATCGATACCTCCGGCCATATCCGCCTCGGGTATGGCCCTCATATTGCCGACCGTGGCAATATCGGAGAGAATTTGCTCAATAGTTTCGTTCATCGCTTATTATGTCGATAAGGGCGTGGCAGAGACGGCTGAGGTCTTCCTCGCTTATTATATAAGGTGGCATGATGTAGGCGTTGCGGCCGAACGGTCGTATCCACACACCTTCCTCAACGCATTTCTTTTGGAATTTACCCACATCGACGCTGCGCTTTAGCTCCACAACGCCGATAGAGCCGAGCACACGCACATCGGCCACCCCTTCGAGCGTCGATGCCGGAGCAAGCTCTCTCTTCAGTATAGTCTCGATGTTGGCCACAATGCTCTCCATAGGCTTTTCGGCGAGCATCCTGATTGACTCCAATGCTATGGCGCAGCTCAGCGGATTTGCCATGAAGGTAGGGCCGTGCATAAGCACTCCGGCCTCTCCGCGCGATATAGTATCGGCAATTTCGGCCGTGGTGAGCACCGCGCTCATGGTGAGGTATCCGGCTGTGAGACCCTTGCCTATGGTCATAATGTCGGGAGAAACCCCGGTGTGTTCGCAGGCAAAGAAACGACCTGTTCGCCAAAAGCCGGTGGCAATTTCGTCGAAAATCAGTATTACGCTGTAGCGGTCGCACAGTGCTCGTGCCCTGCGCAGATACTCGGGATGATAGAACCACATGCCGCCGGCTCCCTGCACCATAGGCTCGAGAATAAGGGCTGCAATCTCGTAGGATTTTTGAGCCAGAAGCTCTTCGAGCGGCTTTATGTCGGCCTCGTCCCATTCTCCGCCGAAGCGTGAGCGTGGCTGCGGCACAAAGTAGCGCACGGGGAGAGCCTGCCCGAATGCCCCGTGCATGCCTGTCACGGGGTCGCATACGCTCATAGCGTTCCAGGTGTCGCCGTGATAGCCGCTGCGTATAGTCACGAAATTGGTCTTGACATGGCTGCCCGATGCCGATATGGCGGCCTGTACTGCCATTTTCATCGCCACCTCAACGGCTACCGAGCCGGAGTCGGCGTAGAATATATTGTGCATGCATTTCGGGGCGACCTTCAGCAGTTCCTTGCCAAGCTCTATTGCGGGCTGGTGCGTGAGACCGCCGAACATCACATGACTCATTTTATTCATCTGTGCGGCTGCGGCTGCGTTAAGGCGGCTGTCGGAATAGCCGTGTATCATGCACCACCACGACGACATGCCGTCTATCAGCTCGGTGCCGTCATCGAGGCGTATGCGGACTCCGTGAGCCGACTGTACTTTGTAGGTCGGCAGCGGGTCGATAGTGGAGGTATATGGATGCCATAGGTGCTCGCGGTCCCAGGCGTCGGTATTTTTATTTTCGGTAATCATACCGCAAAGTTACCACTTTTTCCATGCCTGGCAAAAATGTAAATGGCGTAGAGTGTGGTATAGCATAGTGATTATATCAGACATCCCCGGCCATAAGGCATGCGCGCACGGTGCGGCGTATGGCATCGGCCTGCGGGCTGCTGTGCCTCAGCACCTCCATAATGCCCTCGATGTAGTGCTCGCGGCTTTTGAACCCGCATAGCTGGGCCACGTTGCAGCAAGTCAGGATTGACTTCTGATTATATACCTTCAGCACCTCGCCATAGTCGCCGCTTTCTTCAATAATGTGGAAGCGGCGGCAATAGTCCTCGTAAGTCCGGCGAGGGTCAAGCTCATTGAGCAGCTCGGCAAGATGATGCTCGAGGGCTGCTATGTCGCGGCACTTTGCGTCCACGCGGTATTCGAGAGTCCGCTTCATGCGGTGGCGCGTGTGCATCAGAGCCTGCTGGCGCAAGTCGGCGCGGAAAAGCGACAGAATTGTTTTTCGCACTTTTGCGAATACGCGGTCGGCATTGTTGCCGGTGCTCTCGGCCATAGCGCGCACTACATCTTCGAGCAGAAGCATATTCTCTATTTCGGCAACCTCGGGCACCATTATTTTTTTGCGTCTGAGATACGCCACCTCTGTATCGTCGCGCCGGTCGCGGTCTACAATGCCGGAGCTGTCCATGCGATGAAACGAGGCAAGATCGTTGAACGTTCGAGTGGCTTCTATCACCTTGTTGCAGCTGCCGAGCGACTGCACCGTGAAGTCGGGGAAGATAAGCGGGTAGAGTTTGGCGTCGATAGAATGTTCGCTGTCGCCCTCGATAAAAAGCACCGGCTTACGCGAGCCTACCAGCGTTATGTACAGTTCCGGGGAAATACCGGTGTCGGGAGGCAGGATGTCGTAGTTCCACGACTCGGTCGCGGCATCATAGTCGCGAACCCACACGACAGGCGCTCCGGAGCGCGACGATGCGAAGTCCGGGTCGTGAGTCGTGTAGGCGAACACACAGTCTGGTCTTAGCAGCTCAAGCCTGTTCCACAGAGAATTGCGTAGGGTAGGGTGCAAGAAAATCTCCGGCGTGTCTACCAGCACCACGCCGTCTTTGGGCGCATAAAGTACGGCCCCGGCATAATATAGCACGGCACGTTCGCCGTCGGATAGGCGCAGGGCAGGGTAGGCCGACATATCAAAGCCGCGGGTGAACAGAGGCTTGCCCGAGTCGATTAGCACACGGCTGTCGGGAAACACCTCTTGCCACAGTGTGATAACGGCGTCGAGGCGGGTAGAGCGCAGGCTTGCATCGCGCCCGTCGGCAATGGCGAGCTTATAGCCTATGAGGTTCATCATTTCATCGTGCATCAGCTGCGCCAGCAGTATGTCGAGCATCGTTGCCGAGGAATTGGACTTCTCGATTTGCGACACTACCGTAGGACTCAGCCGGCCGCGCAACGACCACGGAGCATCGGAGCGTCGCCCGTAGAGGGCCTCGAGTGCCGACAGGCGGAAGGCCCTGCGCCCGAGCGACTCTGCAAGGGCATCGGTAAAGCGCGTCTTACCCGCGCCGTTGGCTCCTATTATCACGAAATGACGGCATAAGGGAAGAACCGTTGACTCGGCCTTGTCGTCCCGTCTTGGCAGTATTATGTCGCGGTTTTTCATAGACTCGGATTTATATGTTTTTTATATGACTGCTCATCTGCAAATATACATAAAATTTGCCATATATCCTTGTAGCCGACTGAAAATCTTGAATATTCAACAGGTTTTGAGTTGTTCCCGACAACTTTTAGGAAACAAAATCAATGGATTCTGTTTTAGAAGCAATTATCATTTGAGTTGAAGGTTGTACATATCCTTGATTTTTCTTAATTTTGTATTGTCAAACCAATAAGCAGCAACCAATGTCAGAGCAACTTATCGTTATTATTGGGCAACTCGTATCGTTTGCCTGTTTATTCTTTTTCTTCATCAATTTCTTCATGTTCATGACAGCGTGGAGAGATAATTGGGAATGGAGGAGTATAATCGCCATCATCATTGTTGATGTCCTTTATATTGCACTCGTCTGCATCGGAATTTGGGTAATTTCACACCTGTAAGGTCGTATTCCCATTGGCCGAGAAGTCGTTTGTTAATCATATCCACTAAACCATTCATGCCTGTGCTGTATTCTTTGTTGAAATTGACACGGGCTTCATCATAGATTGATAGCTTGGATGTATTATCAAGGACAGATGCTGCTTTATGGAGTTCGTATTTGAAATCTATGGCAGCACTCACAATATGTTTGAAACAGCCTCTATCTTTTGGCGCGAAGAACATTTCTGTTAGGAGCGACATATTCTCCAGTTCATAGATGCTGTAAGTTATCCATTCGTCCATGTCTTTGGACTTTCTCTCCAAAAGAAAATCCAACGGCATAGTATTGATATTGACCCGTACCTTGTTTGCAGCCACTATGAACCGTTCTAACTGAGTATATATTTTTGATAAGGCAATATCTAAGCGGGCTGTTTTCTTGTGTTGAATCTCTCTTTCAATGAAGCACCACGCCGCAGAGATTGCACTAACGCACAATGTTATTCCAGGCCAATTAAAGATTGAAGATAAATACATTTCTTAACTTTGTTTAGACTGTATAGTCGGCTGAAAATTTTGAATTTTCAATAGGTTGTATTTCCGCCCCGACAATTTTGCGGAATTTGAGGGTTAATTTATTGGCACTGTTTCATATTTCACGCCCTCCATTTTCACTTTATAATAACGAGAAGTAAACTTGTCCATACTCTTTTCAGAGTAGTAGATTGTAAAAGTTGTTGGTTTTTTACTCCATGATTTGACATTAGATTCGGTATCATAGAAGTAGCGAGTCCAATGTTTGGTATATCCGGATACTCCATAGCCACTAACAGTTCCATTACCAGTTAAGTATTCCTCGTTATCATATTTCCATTGAGTGCACTCGTCAGTCGTGTTTATATAACCATTTATACAAAATTCCTCTACAAATACCGTAAAGTATTGTTTTTGTTCTAACTCATCTTCTGAGGAACAAGCCGAGAGAATAATGCAAATGAGGGATAGGAGTAAACTTGTTTTTTTCATTTCCCGATTTGGTTTTCTAACTGTTTGATACGATCAGTCAACATTGCGATTGTGTCAGATTTTGCATTGATTGTGTCTTGAAGAGTTGCAATAGTATCAAGAAGGCTATTAATCCTTTCTAACTCTTTGTTTGGGGATTTAAGCATTTCGCCAATATCTCGAAGAAACCAATCTGCTGAGATTTCGGGAAAAGCAGAGAGTGTGTTGCGAATAACTTTTGATGAAGGCTCTGTACCTTTTTGGAACATAGACCCTATAACCGACTGTGTTACGCCGATTTTAATTGCAAACTGTCTGTCAGATAGCTTGTAAGCTGAGATTATATCTCTAATTTTTTCATTGAGTGTCGCCATTGCTCGAGCATACTTACGTTAATAAATCCTAAAAACATGGAAATAAACGGATATACGTTTGCTTATTAACGTAAATACGTTTACCTTTGCAGCATCAATCAATCAATACCGCAAAGGTAACGATTTTGATTGAGATAACAGCGACTAAAACGAAATAAAACGACAAGCTATGACAGCGAAAATCAACGGAAAAGAAATCAGCGCTCCCATTTGGGGTGGTCACCGTCCGGCACTCCTGGCCCCGTGGAGCGAGATTAAGAAGCTCGGTTTCAAGAAGCGCGACCGCTCCTTTGGCACCATCGAGGACGAAAGCGGGAAGCATATTCAGGCTCTCTTTTTCTATGCCACAAAGCATTGTTGCTCCCTATCTGATGAGCAGCTGAGCGAGTGTCGCTACGAGTGGTATGTAACCACTGAAACTCTTGACGAAATCTCGGACTAATCAATTCAACTCAATATGGAAACTCATGTAGAAAAAATCAATGCAATCCTTGACGCTATCAGTCAGGACATCGCAGAACGAGAAAAGGTGGCCGACAACGCTATGCACGTCCTCGAAAAGATGAAACCCTCTGACGTGGAGTATAAGGAAGCTAATCTCCAGTTCAGTGCCAACTCATTTGTTGCCGCCTATCTCAGACACATCAAGGACACTGTAAAGGACAAGGACTATCAGAGCCTCAAACGGCTTGAACAGTGCATCCGCTTCCACCACTACCAACAGCATACCAAAGGCGCACTTGACGACCACCGAGACATATCTCTCGGCCAAGCAACAGTAGCTGTCATCCTCGGCGGATATGTAGAGCGCTTTTTCAAGTAACCCTCCCAAGTCAAACCAATAAAACCAAATCACAATGGAATTAACAACCTCCAACCAGTACAAGGCCCTCAACGAGGCTTCTTACAACAGCCTCGCCGCCTACGCATCCACAATACCTGCGACCGTAACCCTGCACCCCGGACTCCTCACAATTGTAATCTCCGAGGACGCTACTAAGGAAATCGGCCAGTTCATCGACGACAACGGCCTCGACTTCCACATCAACCCGATAGAGGTCCATGACGAAAATCTCGGAGATGTGATTGACAACGCTACCACCGACGCCAATACCCTCCGCAAAATCATCTACCAGTTGCTTGAAGAGAAGCGAGCAATGGCCGAGACTCACAAGAGCGTCCTCGATGACATCACCAAACAGTGCGACTCAGCCAAAGAGAACCGTGATATGTACCAGAAGTGGTACTACGAGACCAAACAGGGTGCTGACAGAGTCAAAAGTCAAGTCAAGGCGATTGCAGTGCTGGTAAACTCAATCTTCCCTGAAGATTAACCTCCGCCAAGTCAAACCAACCAATAACGGCGCTCAAGAGTGAGCAATGCCGAGGGCCAAGAGAGGCCCGGCCCCGAAAGGGGTTGCAAAAGGGAGTGTAGATAATCTCAACTGGATAGAGGCTCGCAAACTAAACGAGTGGTTGCAGGTTCGAGTCCTGCCGCTCCCACCACCAAAGAAGAGTACCTTGACGTATTGGAATTTCCGCTGAGACTGCCCGGAACCCCTGACGAAAGTCCGCCGGAGAAGTCAGCGATGAGTAGTGACCGATAAAGAAGCCGCCGAGTATGCCGAGAGGCGAAAGGCACTTTGAGACGGGTCGGTGCTACGGTAAGAAAGAACCATCCGAGCTTATGCCGAACAATGACGGATGGCGGGTTGAGTCGTGTCCGCCCGTGGCAAATGGACCGGTAATAACGTCAATACAATTTGAGAACCAAAGCGAGGATGGCAATCGCAATGGAAATCCCGGATATGAAGTTGGCTATTAGAGATTGAGTGCGAGCCTTACGAGCGTCAGCCGATGAGGAATCACATATTTTTTGAAGAGTCTTAACCTGCTCTTCCAGAACGGCCACTTGGCGAGCAGCTGATATATCAGCGGTGTAGCGTGCTTCACGCTCTCGCTCACTACGCTGCTTCTCATTAATAAAGTCAAGTATCAGATGCTTTTCAATCGCACCATAATCTTTAATTCCATGTCGGCTTCTACATTCTTTCATGATTTCACTTGCTGTTGTTTCATCACAGCTTAAATGGGCTATGATGTCCTCCACCTCCCATTTTTCAGGTGGTGGAGACCCGGTTCTTGAATTTCTCATATTGTTATTTTTTGTTTGGCACCACAAAGATAACAAAATCAGGTGATTTATCACCCAAGAACGGTATAGCTCAGTCAGTAGAGCGTCAGGAACACTCCTGAAGGTCGTCGGAGCAAAGCCGACTACCGTTCCCAATTAATCTCAACAACAAATTATGGAGAATACAATAAGAATCGCCAGCGGAGGCGTTGCGGAAGAGTTCCGCAATTTGAAGGTAGGTGAGGCCATCGCATTTCCGATGGACATCTACAATCCGAATACCGTCCGGAACACGCCAAGTGCCTCCATGCTTAACGAGCGTGCTAAATTCGGTAAAAAGTGGATAACAAGCACCGACATGGAAGATAGATGTGTCTATGTCGCAAGAGTAAAGTAGAGCCTATGGGAAGAGGTCAAATCAATGCCGTAGATCCCTCGGCTATTTTATTGGAGAATATCCTCACGATAATGTCAGACTTTACATTCGGCAAGAAGGATGCCATGCACATTGTCGGAGGCGAAAAGAAGCTCACAGACCTTATCGCCGCCGGAAAGATAGAAGCCACTAAGCCGACCGAGGCGCAGAACGGCAAATGGTTCTGCAACGCAGCTCAGGTTTTGAGGCATTGTCGGAATACCAGGAAGAAAAAAAGATAACGATATATTAGCCCGAGAGGGTCGCTGTTATTAACCACATAGTGATGCCTTTGAAAACGCCCGTGAGGGCTTACAGCGTCAATCAATCAATCCCGATGGCCGGACGGGTTATTCCGGCTAATCTGGAACGGTACAACCAAGTGGCCAAGGTGACGCGGCAGACCATTGCCGCGATGCGGTAACGCTTCGCAGGTTCGACTCCTGTCCGTTCCTCCACCCAATTAGAATAATATCATTAACGCCGGATAGTCTGTGAAGATAGTCCGGTTTTTCACATGAGAGACTTGCAATCGGCGAGTGCAACCCGGATTGAACCGGGTGTAGGCAAATAATGGCGGCCGCTGAATAACCTACAAGCAGGTTCGACTCCTGCTCTCTCAACAACATCATCAACACATCATCAAAATGGATAAACCGACATTCTCAAAGCGTGTCAGTGGTGGAACTCGCGTCTACTACATAGACACCCACAAGGACAGCAAGGGCTCTCCTTATATTGCCATATCGGAAATTCCGACCGACAAGTCGAAAGGCCCAAAGAAACGGCAGCGTATCTTCCTGCACCCTGAACACCTCGACGAGTTTCAGGAAGCGCTCAACGCCGCGATAGACAACATTAAAAATGACATTGAAAGATGATCCGCTTGTTTTACTCGGCTGGAGCTGCCCGTATTGTGGAAATCCAACTAAACTCGTTGACGACTCACAAATCTACGGGCGCTCCTATGGAACCAAGTGCTACATCTGTGAGCCTTGCGGCGCATGGGTCGGATGCCACAAGAATTCAGACAAAGCCCTCGGCCGAGTTGCCAATAAGGAACTCCGACAACTGAAGCATCAGGCACATGAGGCTTTTGACCCAATTTGGAAAGAGGGCTATCTGCCACGGACTGCGGCCTACGAGGTTTTGTCAACCGCTTTCCGATTGCCAAAGGAGCAGACTCACATCGGAATGTTCGATGAGGAGTTGTGCCGCAAAGTAATCAGATTGTCAAACATAATTCTTAAATACGTCAGACAAAATGGCTAAACAAATTGAAGCAGGCAAATTTCTCGTCATCGAATGTACCGCCGGTGAACTGATGGATGCCATCGGCTCTGACATCTGCATCTGCGACTGGTGCGATCGTCCCTGCCTCCCTTCGGACAAAGGTTGCTATATTGCCGTCCTCAATCATTGGTACTGTAAGAAGTGCTATGAAGAGTGGGTGGCCCGTGCCGAATGGTATCCCGAAGATGCCGATGTGGAGCGTAGGAATTTCAACTTCTACGCCCCTCGCCTCGGAGTCAAATGTCAGTAAATGTTAAGGTGTAAAATCTTGATAAAATGGTGTTTAATCTGTTTGCATCCCTTGTCAATCTGCCTTAACTTTACAGGTGAAATGAAACATAAGTCAAACCAATAAAACCCATTCACATGGAAGAAACAACTCCCAAACTCGTCTCCTACATGAGCGAGAACATCAACGAAATCAGCGCAGCTCTCTCTGCCTTTCAGGGCAGTGTCGAGCAGCCCAAACTCGAAAAAGAGGTCAAGGTCAAGACCAAGACCGGCGGTTCCTACTCATTCAAGTACGCAGACCTCTGCGCGTGTGTGAAAGCCGCCACCCCGGCTCTCAAAGCCAACGGTCTCTCCGTCTGCCAGCTCATCAGCGAGGGCAAGCTCGTAACCATCCTCTCGCACAAGAGCGGCCAGTGGTTCAAGAGCGAACTGTTGCTCCCCAATCAGACATCCGACTATCAGGCTTATGGCTCCGCCATTACCTACCTGAAGCGTTACTCCTACTGCGCTATTCTCGGCATCGTGGCCGACACCGACGATGATGCCAACCTCGCCTGCGGCAATCAGGCCGAGTTCAAGGACCGAGGCCAGCACTCACAGCAACCTGCCGCAACGTTCACCGGCGCCCAACTTAAAGAGGCCCTTGAGGAACTTGGCCGATGTACCACGGCAGAGCATATCAACGCTCTGTGGCAGAAGTGGAGCAAAACAGTTCCGGCCCTTTGTACCAAAGGCACCGAGTTCTATCAGGCTGTAAGTGCCAAATCTCACTCAATTCAAAATCCTGCTAAATGAGCGTAGAACTGATTAAAAGCCCGGTGGAGTTCAATGAGGAGCTCCACCGGTATGCCCTCGGCGATAAGCGACTGATGGGCATCACCGGACTCATTCATTCGGTCCTTGAATTGGGCGTCTATCCCGATGCAAGCGACTTCGTAAAGAATACTGCTATCCCCAGGGCCGGCCAGTATGGTTCATCCGTCCACAAAGCCATTGAGCTGTATGATGACCTCGGCATCAAGGAAACCACATACCCCAATACCTTCGGCGATGAAGATTGGGACGTGAGTCGTGAACTTGAAAGTTACATCCGTCACCGTCAGGGTTTCATTCCTCTTGCCAACGAGTACACAGTCAGCGACAATTTCCAATACGCATCTCAGATAGACAACGTATGGATCCGCGAGAGCACCGGCGGCATTTGGTTGGCCGACACCAAGACCAACAACCTCAACTACTATCCGCTTGACGGCTACGGATTGCCTAACTACTTCGCCAATCACGCGGACGGTCTGAAAGAATACCTCTCATGGCAGCTCTCTGTGTATGCTTTGTTGTTCGAGAGACAGAACCCCGGATTGAAAGTTGAAGGTTTGTGCGCCAACTGGCTCCGCAAGGGTGAGGCGGCTTTCTGGATTATCGAGCGCAAACCCGACGATCTCGTTCTTGAACTGCTGAAAGCAGTGTGGTATGAGTCCTTTGACGGCTCAATCGTCTATGAGCATCCCGACCGCAAACTCCTGCATCCTCAACTCGGACAGCGGCCCACAAGCGATGCTGAAAGCATCATGCCGGAAGATATGATTGCTTATGTGACCAAGCTGCTCAAGCAGAAACAGCACATAGACTCCGAACTCGACCGAGTGAAACCATTGATGAGAGAAGCGATGGAGAAGCGAGGTCTCAGAAGTTGGGACAGTGGTCTATTCAAGACAACCCTCGGAGCGGCCTCAATGCGACGGACATTCGATACAAAGAGTTTCGAGAAAGACCATCCCGACTTGGCCGCCCAATATTTCACCCAAAAGGCCGTCAGCGGCTCATTCTCAATAAAACTTAAAGATAACAGCGATGATTAAATTACAAATTTCGGGAGGTGCAATCATTTATTCTATCTCCCAAGTTCAGGAGATACCCTCCAGAAACGGCGGCGATCCGTTCAGAAAGCGTGAGCTGATACTCGATGACTCATGGTCCGACCGCGACGGCGTTGTGCATCCCAATTATGTACTGGTAGAGTTCACCGGCGACAAGATGAGCCTCCTTGACAATTTCCAGCCGGGCCAACGTGTCAACGTCGATGCCTGCGTCAATGGCCGAGAGTACAACGGCCGAGTGTTCACGTCTATCAAGGGACTTGGCATCACTCCTTATCAGGAACAGCCTCAGCAAGGATATGCGCCCCAGTCTGCGCCCGCGCCCGGCTTTGGCACTTATCCTCAACAGCCCTCTTATCCTCAGCAGGGCTACGCTCAACAGCCGAGTTACCCTCAGCAACCTGCATATCCGCAACAGCCGTCATATCCTCAACCAGCCGCCCCGCAAGCGGCACCGTTCCCAGGTCAGTATCCTCCCGGCTCACCTCAGGATCTCGGCGTAGGAGGCTTACCATTCAAGAACAATGCCTGAAGCAACTCTCACCAAGTGTAACGGAGAGGTGAGCATGGATAAGTCCTTTGACTACCTCTGCTCACTTCTCCAGAACGGAACTTACACTGTCAAGATAGTCCGGAAGACACAGCCGAGGACGGTCAGCCAAAATGCGCTGATGTGGATGTGGTTCAAGTGCATGGAAGAGGCGACGGGTACGCCTAAAGATGACATTCACGACTACTACAAGGCTAAATACCTCGGGCGAGATATAGCGGTCAGAGGCCGATGGGTTCATGTGATAGGCAGCACTACCGATTTGAACACGCTCCAGATGACCGACTACCTCAACAAGATACAAGCGGATGCCGCCACGGAGTTCGGGATAAACCTTCCATTGCCGGCGGACAGGCATTACCAAGACTTCGTTAACGAATATAAGAACCGATAAATCGGGCGGCGCAAAAAGCCGTCCGATATTTTTTCACCTCAAAAACAACCACAATGGAATTAAAAATCAAGAAAGCCAAACTTACCAAGGGCGGCAGTGTTGAGGCGACTTACATCGACCAGGACGGCAACGAGATTACCATTAAAGGCAATCACCGCGCCCATGTGGACCTGCGCAGTCGCCTTCAGGAGTTGGTGCCATTCTTCGCGGCACTGACTGAGCAGAAAGAGGCAGACTCAATAGATTGGTCTGACCTCAACGGAGAAGCAAACAATGAATTGCTCAAGCAGATTTCCGTGTCGGCAGTGAGCAAAGGCGGTGATGACTCCGCACCGTTCATCGTGATGAGCGGCAAACGTATCCTCATGACGCGGAAGGTGCTGAACCTATGTTCGCCCGGCGTTGACCTCGGCGACGAGGGTCTTGAACACGGCGATGAGTTCGACATGGCCGTGCAGGCATTTCTCTACGAGGTCGAGCAATATATCCTCGACCGTAAGTATGACACAGACGGAGTGCTGGACTTCAACTCGGACGACACATCCGGCAATACGGAAGACCCATTCGGCGAGGCCGGAGCCACAGTCGATGTAGCTATTCCCGAAGAGATACCTGCATAAAGCATGAACCCAATATACGTTACCGAGACTCCCGGCACTTTCAGACTCTCCTTCGACTACAACCCTCGGCTTATAGAAATCATCAAGCGCATACCGAGCCGTCCCCGATGGGATAACGGCGACCGGGTTTGGATTGTAACCAAGGAGAGTCCGTTCTATCCGCCGGGCTTTGACGCTCGGTGGTATGTTGAAAGTTTTGCAGCATGGGCCGTAAAGTATCGCTACTGCCTGTCAGTTCAGAGGCGTAAGGAGGCGAGTGATACAATCTTCGAGATACCTCCGATGAAGCCGTTCAGTGGCGAGCATTATATGCTTCTGAATCCGTACGAGTATCAGTTGGAGGGTGTACGTTATGCTTTGGATCATCAGCGTTGCATCTTTGGCGACCAGCCCGGACTTGGCAAAACACTCCAAGCAATCTGCACGGTTGTCAAGGCGCACAATGAGGCATCCAAATATGGCGACACCTTCCCGGTACTTGTTATCTGCCCTGCGGCTCTTAAAGTCAATTGGCAACGCGAGTTCAAGAAATTCGCCGGCATTGACGCTATCATTCTCGATGACCATAACAAATCAGACTGGCACCGCTTCTATGAGTTGAAACGTCCCGACGGAGAGTCTATCTGCCCGGTATTCATCACCAACTATGAGAGCCTGAAAAAGTTCTTTGTAACGAAAGTGACGGCCACCAAGCGTATCAGCCTCCGTTCCATTCATTTTGACGAGCGTATCAATCTCTTTAAGTGCGTCATCATTGACGAGAGCCACAAGTGCAAGTGTAGCAAGACCCAGCAGGCTAAATATGTCGAGGGTATCTGCAAGGGTAAGAAATGGATATTTGAGTTGACGGGTACCCCGGTAGTCAACAACAATACCGACCTCGTTCAGCAGCTCAAAATCCTTGACCGTCTTGAGGACTTCGGCGGCTACAAGCAATTTATGGCTCGGTTCTGCGACGGCCCTAAACAATCCTCCAATCTGAGAGAATTGAATTACCGTCTGTGGATGTGTTGCTTCTTCAGGCGTGAGAAACAGAAGGTATTGACGCAGCTTCCTGACAAGACGCGCCAGTATATCACCTGCGACATCACAAACCGCAAGGAGTACACAGATGCAGAGAAGAACCTACTCGGCTATCTTAGGCAGTACAAGAACGCCTCTGATGACAAGCTGATGAGAGCCATGCGCGGTCAGGTGATGGTGCAAATCGGCATCCTCAAACAGATAGCAGCTCACGGCAAAATCAAGGCCGTGTCTGACTTTATCCACGACATCATAGACGGGGGAGAGAAGTTGATCATGTTCGCTTTCCTGAAGGATGTTGTGGCGGCTCTCAAACAAGAGTTCCCCGATGCCGTCTGCGTGACTGGCAGCGAGAACACCACTCAGAAGCAGGCGGCCGTCGATAAATTCCAGAACGACCCCGACTGCAAACTCATTATCCTCAACTATCGCTCCGGCGGTACCGGCCTGACTCTGACTGCCGCCAGCCGTGTAGGCTTTATCGAGTTCCCTTGGACTTACAGCGACTGTGAGCAAGCCGAGGACCGCGCCCACCGTAACGGTCAGAAAAATGCGGTCAACTGCTATTATTTCCTTGGCGACAAGACCATTGACGAGAAGATGTATAAAATCATTCAGACCAAGAAGGACATCGCCAACGGAGTGACCGGCACTACCACTCAGATAGAGGAGGATATTGTTAACATCACCATGAACCTGTTCCGAGATGAGTTATGAAACGAGCGTTCCGACATAAAATAATCGGCGAGAAAATCTACATCCTCAAAAACGGTATCGGATTGTTCGGGCCGCAGCTTGAGAGTATTGCCGTATTTGACAATCGGGATGGCAACTTAGATCGGGTCAAGCAGATTGTAAAACAGTTGAACGAGTGCGACCGGCACACAGAACACCCCAAACCATGACAGAAAAAGAAATCTTAGAAGCTGAGAAGGACTATTCGGAAGCCAAAATACAGCACACTTGCGTCTGCTGGTTCCGCATGACATTCCCCAAGGTAGGCCGTCTGCTTTTCTCTGTTCCTAATGGAGGATGGCGTGGCGGCCGTGCCGGGGCAACTATGGTCTATGAGGGTCAGGTCAAAGGAGTGGCCGACCTTATTCTCTTATTCCCATCGGGCGGCAAGGCGAGCCTCTGCATTGAGATGAAAGTTCCCAAGCGTAAAGGTTCCCGCGCCGGCACCCAGTCCGACGATCAGAAATCGTGGCAAGAATTAGTAGAGCGAAACGGCAGCGTATATGTCGTTTGCCACGGTATAATAGAGTTCATAACCGCCGTGTGCCGATACCTCCGGGTATCGCCTGCGCCATATATTGAAGAGGCTCTAAACAAGTACCCACTTTACCGATGACATACATTGAGTTGCTAAATAATTTTTGGGATTCTACGAGGTTCAATCCATGCTCAAGCAATGAGGCCGCGATGTACTTCTACTTGCTACATCAGTGCAACATTCGGCGCTGGATTAACCCATTTGAATTAAAGACGAGGGATTTGGAGTTGACCCTTGGGATCTCTCGTACAACGATTGCGGCACTCAGAAATAAGCTCAAACAACGTGGGTTCATCGACTTTGCAAAAGGACTCGGAAGCGGTAAGGCTATATATAGGATGACTGGAGTTAAAATCACAGATTCTACGCTCAATGAGAAAATTTGTGTTCAGTCAGTGGACACAATGGTTAACACAACACTTGACACAACGGTTGACACAACACTTAACACAACGGTTAACACAAATGCGAAATCCACCTTATATATAGAAGAAAGAAGACATAAGACTAAAGACAATAGTGTTGCTGTCGCAACACGTGGCGCACCTCAACGCATAGAACCCGAAAGTCTTTTTGCCGAGGAAGAGAAAAAAGCGGCCAAGAAGCGCAAGTCATCTCCGAAACCCAAAACGCCGGAACCACCGCCGCCGACTTTCGAGGAGGTCAAGGCGTATTTTCTCTCACAAGGAGCCGACGAGCTGCTTGATGACTGGGAGCATGAAGCTGAAATCTTCTACAACCATTTCACTTCTTTGGGGTGGCACACAAGTTCTGGCGCAAAGGTCTCCCGATGGGATAGCAGAGCCAATCTTTGGATACTCGAGCATAAGAAGAAACCAAAAACAGATACACAAACATCAGATGAAACTGGAAAAACTGATAAATTTTCAGAACGTCGAGGCTCTGAGTCAGGTGCTAAATCGCGAAAAGGTTTTAAGGGAACGTTTTAGCCTTGAAATTCCTGAGGCTGACGCGGCAAATGCAATCTGCGCCGCAATGAAAGCCGAAGTCGAATATCGCGGAGGCAAGTTCAGGCTTGACGATGACACTCGCACCCATATCCTTTCAGCTGCCAAATGGCTGATTAATTCACATGGAACGCCCGGACTTATGCTTTGTGGCCTGTATGGCAACGGCAAAACCACGCTTGCAAAGGCCATAGCACACCTCATCGGATTTTTGACCGAGCGAGAAAATGGGTACTCCAACCGTATGCGAATGAGATTAATCCGAGCAAAGGAGATTTGCCGGTTATGCTCTGCCAGTGAGAAGTTCAAAGAACAGTACGATGAATACCAGCGACTGTTTAACGAGCCGATGATGATAATAGACGACCTTGGAGAAGAACCCCGCGAAGTCATGGTGTACGGAATGATACACACTCCCGTCATTGACATTCTCGAAGATCGTTACGAAAAGCAATATATGACCATCGTCACCACCAACCTTGAAACCGATGACCTGAAGAATAAGTACGGTCCCAGGGTATGTGACCGATTCAAGGAGATATTAACTTCAATAGTTTTTGAAAATGACTCATTCCGACCTGAAAGGCGAAAAAATAGTAATCCATTGGAACACTAAGGATGAAGAGTCGATAAAGCTAATCCGCGCCCGATTCAATATCCCCAAGTACACAACGCTGAACGGTTTCACCCCTGCGATACTGCCGGTACATGACTTGGCAATGTTTGAAGAAACCGCCCGGCGCGGATACTTCAATTACCGGCGAGTTGAATGGGCATTCAATGGCACCTCCTACTCATGGTAAAATGGTGTAAAAATGGTGGCTATTCTGTTTGCAAAATCCGTTCACGGTGACTAACTTTACAGTACAATCAACTAAAAGTCAAACCAATAAAACCAACTATGGAAGTAAAATCCTTAAAACTCGCATCGGTGCATCCGTCACCGATGAACCCTCGCAAAACATTCGACGAGGTGGCGTTGAAGGAGTTGTCGGAGAATATCCGGCAGCAGGGACTTCTCCAGCCTATCACGGTGCGCCCGGTAGCAGACAACACCGAATATGAGATTGTCTGCGGAGAGCGCCGCTATCGTGCTTACCGCATCCTCTTTGAGGAAACGGAACACAATAACGAGTTGCCGTTCAATCCCTGGGACGAGATAATGGCCATCGTGAAAGAGATGTCCGATGAGGAGGCCTTCGACGCGATGATCACCGAGAACCTGCAACGTCAGGATGTTGACCCGATGGAGGAAGCCTTTGCTTTCGGCCAACTCCAAAAGAAAGGCAGCTCAATCCAAGACATCGCGCTCCGCTTCGGCAAGAGCATCCGCTTTGTTCAGGACCGTATCAAACTCAACTCTCTTATCCCTGAGTTGATGAAAGCTTTGAAAGAGGACAAGATGCCCATTAGCGCGGCTATGATAATCTGCAAAGTGACCGAAGAACAGCAGCACATGTACTACAAACAGTACATCGACAACTATCAGGGCTTCACAACGGCGACGGCCTCGGGGTTTGTCAAGGGGTTGTTCCGAAATCTAACCGATGCAGTTTGGAACCAACAGCCCGACTATGCCGGCGGCTGTAACACCTCTTGCGGTGAGTGTCCGTTCAACACCTGCAACCACGGCTGTCTGTTCTACGAAATGAAAGCCTCCGGCGGCCAGTGTACTTGCGAAGATAAATTCATCGCCAAGACGGTTTCCTACATTGCTGACTATCTGCGGAGCAATGATGCCACTCTGGTCAAGGCCGGGCAACCTCTTGAAAAGGGTAAGGCCGTTATCGCAATAGGAGATGATTCCTATGCCCCCGGTGTTATCAAGAAACTCAAAGAGGCAATACGCGCCAAAGTCAAGGAACTCGGCTACGAGATAGTTGACCCATCAAGTCAGTTCAAGGGCCGATGCTGGTATGAACTCGATGATGAGCGCACTCAGGCATTTCTGGAGAGTGGCGAGTGCTACCGCGTCATTCAGCTGGGGAGCTACAACTACATCCGCATAGAACAGCAGACGTGGTACCTCAAAAAAGACGATCAGACCACAAATGTTGACAGCAACGGACTTCCCATCAAAGTTCAGGAGCTTGTCAACAAGTACAAACAAGAGAAGTCTTTGCTCCCCTCAAGCTACGTTGTCAGGGGTTGCGAGGCTCTTGGTGAACATGGCCAAATCAAGGACCTCAAAGGACTTGATAATGCTGAGTTCATCTTGGCATACTCGATGATGGTAGACAACAATCGGGAGTTGTGCCTTCAACTTGGACTTGGCGAATATCCCAAAGCCGAGGAAATCACCAACTATGTTGCAAGTCACATGGATATGGCACCGTTCATTCTGCGCGGATGGATTAAACACGCGCTCCGGGTCGGTACCAATATTCTCGAAATAAACGAAATGAGGGTTCTTGCCAAACCCCTGATTGACCGTCTCGGAGAGATTTGGTGTCCTACCGAGTACAATGGGGCCCGCGACAAGGTCAATGAGAAATTCAGCAAGAGCGAGAAGAAAATCACTGCTCAACTGAAAGCCCTCGGCTATACCATCGACGGTGAGAAAATCGAGACTGAGGCACCTGCCACCGAGACCACTCCGGCCAAGCGTCCAATCTCCATAGAGAAGCAATTCAAGGAGATGAAGAAAAAACATCCCGATGCTCTTCTCATCTTCCGCGTCAATGACTACTACGAGTTGTTCAACGAGGATGCGGAAAAAGCCGCTGAGTTACTCCAGATAACCATTACCAAGCGTGGCAAGAAGATGGTCGCTGGGTTCCCTCATCATGCACTCGACGCCTATGTGCGAAAACTAACGAAAGCAGGTGTCAGAGTGGCAGTCTGCGAACAGCTTGAAGCCCCCAAGAAGTGAGGTAACGAATCAATCACATCATCAATCCAAACGTGGCACCGCTCATCTTCTGAGTGGTGCCGCCTGTTTTACTATGGAGTATCAGGAATTTCTCAAATCAAAAATAAAAATCTCCGAGGATTACGGCTTCAAGGTTGACATGAGCGAGATAAATCCGAAACTCAAGCCTCACAACAAGCTGATGGTAAAGTGGCTTGTTGAAGGTGGCAAGAGAGCGTGTTTTGCCTCGTTCGGCCTGCACAAGACCGTCACTCAGCTGGAGGCCGTGCGGCTCACTCTCGCAAAGGTCGGGCATGGCTCCGGCTTGATTGTCTGCCCTCTGTCTGTCAGACAAGAGTTCGTTGAAGATTCCAAGAACATTCTCGGATGGGTTATCCCCCCTAAATTCATACGTCGCCCCGAAGAGATGGACGGTGACGGCATCTACCTCACCAATTACGAAAGTATCCGCGACGGCAAGTTAGACCCCGAATTGTTTGTAGTCGCCAGTCTTGACGAGGCATCGGTTCTGAGAGGTCTCGGCGGCTCAAAGACATTCCGAGAATTTATGCGACTGTTCACCGGCGACGGCGGCCCCATGCAGGTACGCCGTCAGGCAGAGCGCATCAAGTTCCGTTATGTGGCAACGGCCACACCCTCTCCCAACGACTACATAGAGCTGCTTGCCTATGCCGACTTCCTCGGCATCATGGATGTGTCGCAGGCCAAAACACGATTCTTTAAGCGCGACTCCACGCACGCAGACAACCTAACCCTCCACCCTCACAAGGAAGAGGAGTTTTGGCTATGGGTGTCCTCATGGGCCTTATTCGTTAGTAAACCCTCGGACATTACCGGCGATGAAGCCGATGACGAGGGATATATCCTGCCTGAACTTGACTTACGTTGGCACGAGATACCGACGGACTACTCTAAGCCGAGTGTTGACAAATACGGCAATCCGGTGCTTTTCGCTACTGAAGCTATGGGTCTGCAACAGTCAGCAAGGGAAAAGAGAGAGAGTCTGCCGGACCGTATAGCCAAGATGATGGAACTGAGAGCCGAGGATCCCGACGCGCACCGCATCATCTGGCACGACCTTGAAAGTGAACGCCACGCTATCGAGAAAGCCATTCCGACAATCAAGTCAATCTACGGCTCCCAGGACTATGAGAAGCGAGAGCGCAACATTCTCGACTTCTCCTATGGCCGTATTCAGGAGTTGGCCGCAAAGCCAGTCATCGCCGGTTCCGGCTGCAACTTTCAGCGTCATTGCTCATGGGCCATATATCTCGGCATTGGCTACAAGTTCAATGACTTTATCCAATCAATCCACCGCCTGCAACGATTCCTTCAGACAAAGAAAGTCCGCGTTGACCTCATCTATACCGAGGCAGAGCGCGGAGTCCGCAAGGCTCTTGAAACCAAGTGGCAGAACCATAACAAACTCGTTCACAACATGACAGAAATCATAAAGAAATACGGACTCTCCCACAAAGAGATGGCGGCGCACCTCGCCCGCAAAATGGGAGTTGATCGTGTGGAGGTTGTTGGTGACGGCTACCGCATAGCCAACAATGACAATGTTCTGGAATTGCAGAACACCGAACTCTACCCGGACAATTCCGTTGGCCTCATCGTAACCTCTATTCCATTTGCGACACAATACGAGTATTCGCCAAATTATGCGGACTTCGGCCACTCGGAGAGCAACGAGGAGTTTTTCAAGCAGATGGATTACCTCACTCCCAATCTGTTCAGAGTGCTCCAGCCTGGCCGCATGGCCATTATCCATGTCAAAGACCGCATCGTGCCTATGGGCCTCAGCGGTATGGGATGCCAGACGGTCTATCCATTCCACTGCGACTGCATCGCCCATTACACCCGACACGGGTTTGCCTACATGGGCATGAAAACCATCGTAACCGATGTGGTCCGAGAGAACAATCAGACCTACCGCCTCGGATGGACGGAGCAGTGCAAGGACGGCACCAAGATGGGTGTCGGTATGCCTGAGTATCTTCTCATCTTCCGCAAGCCTGCCACCGACCGCACCAACGCCTACGCGGATATCCCTGTTGTCAAGGAAAAGAAGTGGTGGAACGAGCAGACGCGGCAGTGGGACAATCCTGACGGATACAGCCGCGCCCGCTGGCAGATGGACGCCCACGGCTATACTCGCTCTTCCGGCGACCGTCTTATGACGCCCGAAGAGATAGCGAAGATGGACCACAAAGCCATTTACCGATACTTCCGCCGCTACACCCTCAACAATGTATGGGATTATGATTACGTCGTGAAGATCGCTGAAGAACTGGAGCTGCACGGCAAACTCCCCACGGGCTTTATGTTACTCCAGCCCGGCAGTTGGACCGATGATGTTTGGTCTGACATCGCCCGAATGCGAACCCTCAACACCATTCAGTCCGTCAAGGGTAAGGAACAACACCTCTGTCCCCTTCAATTCGACATCGTGAACCGAGTGATTGACCAGATGAGCAATCCCGGTGACGTTGTGCTTGACCCCTTCGGCGGTCTGATGACGGTTCCCTATTGTGCGCTCAACAAGGGCCGCAAGGGTTGGGGCATCGAACTCTCGCCGACATATTTCCTTGATGGCGCTCAGTATTGCGCCCAGGCCGCTAATAAAAAGGAAGCGCCGTCGCTCTTCGACTTCCTCGACGAGGATACCGAAGATGAAGACGATGACATTCCGGAACAACTCAAATAACAACACAATGAAACCTGAAATCAAATCATTCCTGTCCGGCATCGCCCTCGTTGTCGGACTGACCCTTGTGTTCCTCGTCTTGAAACTGACGGGAATTATATCGTGGTCATGGTGGGCTGTCACCTCGCCGCTTCTCGTATATGCGGCTATCCTGGTCATCATGTTCATCATCACCATGTGTGTTTATTTCTACTATCAACGTAACCACTAAACGATGCCACCTTGCAACCATTCCCCTCCCTGATTCTCATAGCGAGAACTAACCAGTCATTCACAAACCCCAAACTCATCACCAATGGCAATACCGCTGAGAAAATTTGCAGCCCAATGTGTTCAGGTTGCGATTGAAGGCGGCAAAATAACCGAGACGAGTTCCTCACGGGTATCTCTCTACGAGATTTCCAGGAAATGGAGAGAGCTGTACGATGCGACGAGCTTTTCAAGCGAGTCCGTCGATGGCTGGACCGAGAAAGAGGTAGCTGCCGCCGAGGTCATTATTGCCAGTCTTACATACCTTGAACGCATCGGGTGTAAGAATGTCGAGCAACTGCTCCGCGACACGCTGGAGCAAGAATCAGCCAAATTGTAGGTTTCGTGTGTGGCTAATGATGATGTTTTAATGATGATGTTTAGTCATGGCAGAAATAACAATTATTCCTATCAGCCTCCTTGATTTCAACAAGGGGCAACTGTCTGGTCTCCCGAAGAATCCCCGGTTCTTTCGGGACTACCGGTATGAAGCGATGAAAAAAAGCATTGCCGAGTCCCCGGAGATGCTTGAGCTTCGTGAGCTGATTGTCTATCCTTATGCCGAAGGACGCTATTTAGTCGTTTGTGGCAATTTGCGTTTGAGGGCTTGCAAGGAACTCGGCTACAAAGAGCTTCCCTGTAAAGTCCTTGACCCTGAAACCGACGTAAAGAAGTTGCGCGAATATGCCACAAAGGACAATGTTAGTTTCGGCGAGAATGACAAGGATGTGATGCTCAATGAATGGGACAAAGACGAGCTGCAAGGCTGGGGCGTGGAGTTTGCCCCGGAGAAGCCTGTCGATGAGTTCAAGGAACGGTTCGACTCTATCACCGATGAAACCGCCGTCTATCCTCTCGTTCCCAAGTATGATGAGCGGCATGAGCTGTTCATCATCCAGTCGGCCAGTGAGGTTGACAGCAACTGGCTCCGTGAGAGGCTCGGAATGCAGAGGATGAAATCCTACAAGACCGGCAAGGTGAGCAAGAGCAATGTGATTGACGTTAGAGATGTCCGTGTCGCACTGGAGGGCGAGAAAAAATGAGCGATCTGAAGATAGTCATTCCCTCCCACAAGCGGCACGACCGAGTATTCTCAAAGAAGCTCGTTAACAATCCTATCATCTGCGTGGCCGAGAGTCAGGCAGACCTCTATCGGGAATATAATCCCGAATGCGAGATAGTGACGCACCCCGATGACGTGATCGGCCTGATACCGAAACGAAATTGGATGGCCCGGCATTTCGGCGACCTGATGATGCTTGATGATGATGTTCATGTCGTCAAAACGCTTTTTGTTGAGAAAGGCGAGCCGGGAGTAATCCGCGACCCTGACGAGATTACCCACATCATCGAGTCTCTGTATGAGTTGGCGTGTATGCTCGATATTCACCTGTTCGGCTTCACCTCTGCAATCTCCCCGGTGATGTATAACGAGTGGGGTTACTACTCGCTGATGAAGATGATCACCGGTTGCGCCTACGGTGTCCGCTACAACAAGAACGTATGGTGGAACGAGGAAATCCGACTCAAAGAGGACTTTTGGATAAGCTGCTACATGAAGTACAAGGAGCGCCGAATCCTCACAGATCTCCGCTACAACTTCGCCCAGAAAGGTACCTTTGTCAATGCCGGAGGGCTGGCCGCCTTCCGTAATCAGGATGAGGAACGCCGGAGTATTTTGTTCATCAAAAAACACTTCGGCGACAGCATCAACCTTAAAGGTGCCACCAACAACGGCAAGGACAAGACCAAGCAACTCGTCCAGTACAATATCACGGCACAGTTCAAATTCTGAAAGGTGTATTGGTAGGCAAAATGGTGTAAAAATGGTGTTCAATCTGATTGCATCTCTTGCTTATCCGTATTACCTTTACAGTATAAATCCTCATAATATCAATTAGTTATGATAAAGAGAACTGTATCAGGATATAATTTCTTCGAGGTGAGCAGCGCCATGCAAAAAGCCATTCGCCGAGCCGATGCCCGCGTTGCCGGATTCTTCGCATTGGAGCTGTGGCATTCCGGCTTCCGCGACTATGTATGGAAGCGGCTCTACACTATCAGTGCCGAGGATTGCTACGGCCTTATTACCTCGGAGATAGAAGCCCTTTGGCAAGGACATGAGTTAGTCAACAAAAATCATCCCGAAGGCAAAGGCAGAATCTTCGTTAGCAAAGCGGTGCTTCTCCTATGCGAGTGCCGCAAGAACCGAGACGCGGATCATCTTCAAAATTTCGTCTATGACCGCAAGATGGTGGACGTAGAGTATTGGATTGACGATGTGCGCCGCTATCCTATCCCCATACCTGATTATACTTACGATGTCCACACGGCAAAAGGCAAGAAGTATAATCGAACAAAGGAGGAGTTTTTCAGAGATGAATATGAGGCGTTGCGGCCGAGAGTTCCCGGCCTATTTGACGACCTCGTTCCTCCACCTCCTAAAAATCTTTTTGACGGTTCGGACTCTTAGAAACTGTTTAAATTTGATTCAATAAAATTTTTATGGCAGCCAAATCAATCATTTCTTCAGCGACCTCGGTTGATTCTTCATAATTGCGTGAAAGGCGACGGAACCAGTCAAGCCATGAGAAAGTTCTCTCGACCACCCATCTGAGAGGTTTCGGTATGAATCCCTTAGTCCCGTTTGGAGTATTGGAAACCTCAAGGCTGATTGCAAAATC